TCAGAGATACAGCTATATACATCAATTCGAGTACCGATGGACAACTCGACCTTGTAGCAGATACAGAAATACAGATTGCGGCCACGACCATTGATATAAATGGTAATGTGGATATATCAGGCACGTTAACAATAGGTAGTGCAGGTATATCTGAAGCAGAGCTTGAAATACTTGATGGTGCTACAGTTACAACAGATGAGTTAAATATACTTGATGGTGTAACATCCACTGCCACAGAACTAAATGTCATGGATGGTGACACAACTGCATCATCGACCACACTTGCAGATGCAGACAGAGTTGTGGTCAACGATGCAGGCACAATGAAGCAGGTTGCATTAACTGACTTCGAGACTTACTTTGAGTCTGCACTAGACACACTATCTAATGTGACAACAGTCGGTGCATTGAATAGTGGTTCTATTACATCAGGGTTTGGTGCTATAGACAACGGTTCATCAGCTATAACAACTACAGGTACAATTACGTATGGTAGTTTATCAGATGGTAGCATAACTATCACAGCGTTTGTTGATGAAGATGATATGTCATCTAACAGTGCTACTCTTGTGCCAACACAACAATCTGTGAAGGCTTACGTTGATACACAGATAACTGCAGAAGATTTAGATGTTACATCAGATAGTGGTACAATAGCTATTGACTTAGATAGTGAAACTTTCACTATAGCAGGTGGTGAGGGCATTGACACTTCAGCTACAGGTAACACTGTTACAATAGCAGGAGAAGATGCGTCTACATCTAACAAAGGTGTAGCTTCATTTAGTTCTGACAACTTTGCAGTATCTAGTGGAGCAGTCACAATAAAAGATGGTGGTGTTGTAACTGCTGAATTAGCAGCAGATGCTGTCACTGGTGCTAAGATAGCAGATGACGCTATAGATTCTGAACACTACACAGATGGCTCAATAGACACTGCACATCTGGGTGATTTACAAGTCACAACTGCTAAAATAGCTGCAGATGCCATCACAGGTGCGAAGATAGCAGACGATGCCATAAACTCTGAACACTACACAGATGGCTCAATAGACACTGCACACATAGCTGATTCACAAATCACGACTGCCAAGATTGCAGATGATGCAGTAACACAAGCTAAGATAGCCGATGATGCAGTAGGTGCAGATCAACTTGCTAGTGATGCAGTTGTGAACGCAAGTATAGCGTCAAGTGCTTCAATAGCAGACAGTAAACTTGCAACTATATCTACTGCAGGTAAAGTAGCACTGACTGCATTAGAGATAGACGGTGGCACAGATATAGGTGCTGATTTAACAACCTCTGATCTCATTGTCGTAGATGATGGAGCAGCAGGAACAAACAGAAAAGCTGCCCTCTCAAGGGTAGTAACATTGATGTCGGCTCAAGGATTTACTACAGATGATCCGACAGCACTTGCGATAGCGTTAGGATAATAACATGGCAAATACATTTAAAGTAGTCACATTCGCTGCCGAGCCAAACAGTGCAGGTACTCCGTATACTATATATACAACTCCGAGTAGCACAACTACAGTGGTGATTGGACTTATACTTACAAATATACACACTGCTCAAGTAACTACAGAAGTAGAGCTTGTATCTGATACGTCAGGTGGTGGTAGGGCTGCAACGAATGGAACATCTTTCTTGGTTAAAGATGCACCCATACCTGTAGGTTCATCATTAGAATTGTTAACAGGTGGTAAGGTTATACTTGAAACAACAGACGCACTAAAAGTAGACTGTTCTGTAGCAGATAAACTTTCAGGAACATTGAGTATAATGGAGATAACATAAGATGGCATACATTGGTAATCCACCTGCTAATAGATTCGTAGCACCCAAAGCAGCATCTGTATTTTCAGGTGATGGTTCTACAACTGCTTTTACACTAGATCATGCAGTAGGGTCTGATGAAGATATACTTGTATCGGTGGATGGTGTTATACAAGAACCATCTGTAGCATATGCAGTAAGCAGTGGAACTACACTTACATTTACTGCCGCACCATCAAGTAACTCTGGTAATAATATATTTGTTTATTATTTGTTTAGAACAGTGGGTACAGTGAGTCATCCAAGTAATAATGCTTTGACTGCAACAACAGGTACGTTTTCAGATGATGTTACTTTAGCAACTAATAAAGAATTAAGACTAGTTGATACAAATGAATCTATAAAATCTGATGGTTCAAAACTTATTGTTAAATCAGGTGGTACAACTTTTAATTTACCAACATCCGATGGTTCTGATGGACAAGCGTTAGTGACTGACGGAGGTGGTACATTATCTTTTGCTAGTGCAGGTGTTTCAGGTATTTCATCCTCAAGTTCATCTAATGCAATAGTTATAGATAGTAGTGGTCGTGTGACATTACCATTACAACCTGCTTTTATGGCAATAACTGGAGGTCCTAGTAACTTCTCACGAAACACAGAGGTAACAGTCACTTTTGGATCAGAAAGATTTGACATAGGAACTAACTTTGCATCTAACACTTTTACTGCACCTATAACTGGAAAATATTTACTTCAAGCTAATGTGTCTTTTACAGATGTTCAAACAGGTACAAATGAATTACAAACTAAAATAGTTACGTCAAACCAGACTTATAGTGATACTTTTACACCTGACCACGTATTAGGTGCGTCAGCTTCTGTAAATTCTACGCTTAGTGTAGTTGCCGACATGGATGCTTCAGACACTGCTGTTGTTAAAGTTATACATAGTGGTGGCTCTGATACTACTACAGACATAAATTCTGTAACAACTTTTTCAGGGTGTTTAATAGCATAGTCATGGTGAAACAACCTATCATAAAGGAGATATAAGTGGCTGAACATACTAAAACAATAAAAATAACGGATTTACAACAAAAAATTTTATCTAATGATTTGTACAATGATGTATCTGATAACAAAGGTATTGATGAATGGTTAGATGGTGCAATTACAGGCAAGATAAACAATTGCTGGAAGCGTATGCAAACAGAGTGGACTACAAAGTTAATGAACGACAGTAGCTTTACAGACCCCATACCAAGTAACCAAGCAGATTTTGTTGCACTTGTAACAGCAAGAAGTGATTATAAGACACGAAAACAAATAGATGATGCAAATGCACCAAAAATTGAATCGGAGTAACGAATGGCATTAACAAAAGTAATAGGGGATGGCACAGGAACATTAAATAGTGCAACTGTGAGTGGCAATGCAACTATAGGTGGTACGTTAGGTGTTACTGGTATTACTGATTCATCTGTTGGACAAAGTTTTATACCTGAATTTATAAGTAATTTATTTTTAGCAGGTAATACTGCAAGTGCTTGTGAATTAACTGGTTGTTTTACAAACACACATCAGATTTATAGATTAGTTGGACAAGTTGGTTGTTCTCATGGTAATGAGGGTAATACAAGATTTACTTTTTTAAGTGGTACAAATACGGAACTTACAAGTGGCTACTATGGTGCAGGCAGAGCTTTAGATGATTCACAAACAGAAGTTAATTCTGCTGAAGCTGATGGTTCTGCTGTAACTATAAATATTAATCAATCGTCAACTGGTACTAGTATTGTTGATATGCACTTTTATAGGCAACAACACGCATATCAAATTCTTGGAATGGCAGGGTATCACGATCAAAGTGGTGATAGGGGTGTTCAATACTTTGGATACAAAAATAGTAGTGCTTTAGAACTAACTGGTTTTAGATTAGAAAACAATCATGGCAATAATATGAGTCAAGTAAACTTTTCTGTTTACGGATATAGATTTAGACAAAATTCAACTACTGAAATGTTAGGAGCTTATCAATAATGTCTTATACAGTGGATGAAAAAACAAAAATTGTAACTTATAATGGTGATGCTTTTCCACCAACTCAAAGAACTAATGCACAGACAGGAGAAACAACTTTAATTGCTAAATCTGAAGCAGAATGTATTAAAGTTAAAAAGTTAAGAGATAATGCACCTAATGAAATGTTAAACGCACTAAGATTAAAAAGAAATGGTTTATTAGCTCAAACAGATTGGATGGGCAGTTCAGATGTTACAATGAGTGATGCTTGGAAAAAGTACCGACAAGAATTAAGAGATATAACAAAGACATTTAAGTCAATGAGTGATAAAGATTTTAAGTTTCCTGAGAAACCAACGGAGTAAAACATGGCATACATAGGAGTCAGTCCTTCTAATGGAGTTCGTAGGGTTCACACCTACACTGCAACAGGGTCGCAGACCACATTTAGTGGTGCAGGTGCAGAGGGTACATCTTTAAGTTACAAAGACAGTAACTTCGTAGATG